GTTCTATTAACCATCAATATATTTTCATACTCTAATTCTTGATGAAGAATTTGAGCAACCTGATCAGACATATTTATCTCAACTAAAACAAAGGCTTTGTTATATTCCGTAGCAACCTTATGGATTATATTAGGGAATAAAAGTGGAGTTATGTCATTTTTTCTAAATTTTGCAACGATTCTATATGGAGCTTCAGTAATATCTACAACTTGGAATGTAGAATAGTCACCACCAACACCCTCTGCAATATCAATCGTCATACAGTAAGTGTGATTCTTTTGAGGTCTAACGTAACAATCTAAACCATCTTTCTGATAGATAGGTTGATCGACTGTCATCTTAGCAATAACGTCGGCACGAATCAGAGTTAAACTAGAACCAAGGAAGTTACACAAAACCTCTTGGTTGAATTTAAGTTCACCCAACATTCTACGTTGTTCTTCAGCCCAAGCTGCATCACGTCCTGGAATTTCCCAGTAAGGGATAAACAATGGAACGAAGCCATTACGATCGTTCTCAGCATCATTCCAGAAACGCCAGAAGTGGTTATAACCAAGTGGAGTAGAAGATAGTAGAATCTTAGTAGTCTGACCAGCAGAAATAGTAGGATAAACAGAAGTAAAGAATTCTTCTGCTACATTGTTAGGGATAATTGCAGCTTCGTCAACATACAACATGTTTACTGACTTACCACGAATACCAGACTTACCAGTGGCAGCAGTGAATACCTTTGAACCGTTTTCTAGTTCAATATCACCTTTGTTCCAACCAGTAACACCTTGTTGCATCCAGTGAGGTAAGTTCTCGTACATCGTTTGATAACGGTCAAGAACTTCACGGGCAGCAGCAGCTTTGTTCGCTAAGATACCAACGTTCTTGTTTGCTTGAAATAAAGTGTACCAAAGAATATAAGCAGCAGAAGTGGTTGTCTTACCTTGCTGGCGACCTTCCATAAGAATAACACGACGGTTATTATGAATTATATCAATCTTTTTCTTTTGACATTCATATAGATTGAACTTTTGAAGACCGTGGTCAAGAGTTACAATGTAGCAATAATTTTGAATGAAATAAATCGGATCCTGTGCGCACTTGATATATTCCTGGATTTGTTCAGGAGAAAACTCAACAGTGACGCCAGCAGATTTTAAATTTGCATTACTATTATAAATCTCAGCCATATTTTATAGTTCGTCAATCCACTCTTCGTTTGTAATTGTTTTTGTTGGAATATCACCTTCAGCATGAAATGTAGTAGAAGGGGAATTTGATTCTAATGGTTGTTGAGAAACAGAAACAGTTGTAGTACCAATAACATTTTGATCGCTTTGTGGACCAAATAAAGATACTTTCATTTGAAAGTTAATGGTGTGAATAACAAAACGACGTTCTTGGAAAGTCCCTTCAAATTCATCCGATACAATAACTGAGTTAAGAACAACTGGTACATCTAAACGAATACCCATTTCATCAACAGCGTTGACTGTCATTGAATATTCTGGTGTGAACCATGGGAGAATTTGTTCAAGAATTTGTAGAGCATCTTCCTGTGTTTTTGTTATAACATAAACAGACATATCGATATTATATGGCACAGGAGTTCTAATTAAACCTGCCCCATTTTCATTTGCAGAAGAAGCATCATTTTTCATATATTGCATACGATTCATCTTACGCAAAGAATCATAAGTATAAGCAATAATTTCAAATGAAATACGTGGAAGAGAAGTGAGCGTGTGATTCTCTAATGTTGGATCTTCGTCCAAACGTGCTAACCATTTTTCTTTTGGTGCATATGATAAAGGAACGTGTAAACGTTGTACAGTCGTACCATTAACTGGGTCTGTTTGTTTACGATCAATATGAATATTAGAAAACAATCTACCGAAACCGATAATACATTTTCTAACTATACCATGATAAAATACGCTATTGTTCAACATTTAATTAATCCCATTGTCCACCAATAGACTGCCATGCATCATCAGTGTAAATAAAAGTAACAACATCAGCACCATTAACAAATGGCTCAATATAATTATTTGTATATTCTGACCCAGCGATACGACATTTATTGGTTACATAAATCCTAGTAATATCAGAATTTTGTAATCCTGTTTGACGGACTACACGTAGGATTTGTCCTTCTGTTCCATTAGCCAATGTATAGTATCCAGCAGTTAATTTATTAATAGATTTTGTTAAATCTAAAGCAACTGCTCCAGCTAAATTTACACCACCAGTTTTTGTTACAGTATTACCAGAACTTAATCCTGCATATACTTCATTAAAGTTGTCATTAATTTTAGTAAAAGCTGTGCGTAATGGATCACCTGACTTATTGTCAGCCATTGTACCTATGTTTATTGTCTGCTTAGCCATTTTGTGTTCTGTCCGTTTTAATTGTTGTTTGATCAGCTCGGATTGATGTAGAATCAGTTTTTAAAGAAATACCAAGGGTATCAGTATTAGATGAAACTTCGCCGAATGGATTAGATTCATCAAACAAAGCATTTTCAGCAGTAGCTGCTGTTTTAAATATATTATTATCAGCAAACCCAGTAGCATCTTGTACGTTTGGGTTAACTGTAACGTCAAACGATTTAAGGTTCTCGAATACATCAACCTCAGGAATACCAGTATCCATTTTTTCGCTACTGTATTGGAACAATTCAATATCTAATTTGTAAGTGTATAGTTTACCTAATTGATAGAATGGTTCTTGATGTTTGACAAATTTAATTTCAAATAAACCTTTTGTTAGAGGGTAATAGATTAAGTCACCCTCATTTGGTCTATTTGGTAGATATGTTGTACCATACGTTCCAATTAAATCAGTCCAACGTTTACGTGCAACAGTAAGAGTTGCAGATTGATCCATTAATAGACCAAACTTTTGAATCATTGCACCTTGTCCTGCTAGACTTTCAATGTTATCGAAATACATTTCAATTGGGTATGCATGTTCAAACTTTGATAAACGATCTTCACCAAAGATACGGTCTGTAGATACTTGAGTGCGTGGAATGTAAAGAAAATCTTTACCATAGATCTTTAAAGACTCAATAATAATGTCTTCAATAAGATCTTGTTCTCCAGAAGTTCCTTGGGTAAAATACGGATTGGTTGGCATGTATTACCCCATAAAGAAATCTAATGGCGCAGATTTTGTTCTTAGTTCGTCTTCTAGATCTTCAATTTCTTTAGTTGCTTCAGCATACAACTTATCTCCATCAAGAGTTACACCGCCTGGCAATTGTAATCCAGAGAACTTCTTAATGTTGATAGCCCATTGACGTTTAAATAAAGCAGTTACATAGTGTCTTAACCATGGCTCATTAAAAATCTTTACATAGTCTTCTGGGTTTAAACCACGATATCCTTGGATTAAAATATAATCTCCAATGATTACATCAGTTGCCCAGTTTACATCTAAGTATAAACGATTTTGCATGCGATTAAAACGATACAGAGGATGACCATTTAATTCTAAATCCAGCATTGCTAGATGAGACATAACTGTTTTATAGTAAACAATAGATGTAGAAGTTAAATCATACAAATCGTTTAAACGTAATTGGTATTGTAAATCGAAAATGTTTTTAGAAGAAGATGCTTGGCCAATATTTAAAATCTTAGTAACACCATAAACATAATCTGGCGTTGTAATATACTTTAAATCCCATTCACCTAAAACCATAGAGCTAACTAAACCTAAAGTTGGTCCAGATTGATCTGCAACATCTTTAATCTGACTACCAGAAACTGTCCAATCACCCTGAACATTTTTAACAGTCCAAACAGTAGAAGTTGAATCTTTATTCCATTGACGAATAACCTCGCAAGTACCACCTTGTGTATTAATCAATTTAGTGCTAATTGCAGGAATCCCCGTAGATGAAGTTACGGTCAGTAGAGAAGCATTAATCATATGCTTCAAATACATCTGCTCTACACCCTCATAGTGGTATAGATTAAAGTAGTCTAACGCTTCGTCCAGACGATCTTCAAGTTGGTCATCATCAACGTTGATTTCTAGGACTGGTGCACCAAGGGCACGCAGTGCGTATTGTTTTAATTGTTCTCTGGTTGCGACAGCCATTATTTTGTCCTAAGTTGTCTATTATTTATTTATTTTTTTTACAACTGCAATAAAGAAACCATTCCACCATTGTTCTTTGGATTCTTGATTATTTAGCCATATCTTCTTGAAAAGAGTCTCTAATCCCGCTTTGGCAATCCCATCTTCTGCCCCAGCAACAACACCTTCCCAATTAGCGTCATCTATTAAGATAATTGCCTCTTCAGCTAAACAAGAAGAATAATATCGTATAGCGTTTGATGTAGATTCAAAATCGTGGGCACCATCATAGAAGAAAAAGTCGATATCCTTGAGGTCGCTTTTATCAACAGAAAGCATATCACAATCAAACACTTTTAACGGTCTTTCATTCTTATATTTGCGGATATTCTCAATAAATTCTTGTTTATTTGTTTTGGGTAGTAACTCACCACTAGCTGGTTGGATATCTTCTTTCCAATGATCAACAAAAGTTGCTTCTTCAATAGTGCCAGAACGCAATACTGAGCACGCAGTAGAACCTAAGAAAGATCCAACCTCAAGATATTTTGTAGAATTATCCGCAATTTCTGTCAATAGATTTTGCATTCTTTTTGACGTCAAACCTTCAATTTCAATTTCTGGTCTAACAAAATTATCATGAAACGCTAAAGTTTTAACAACCTTTATAACCTTTTCTGAAATATGTGATTTATTCTTTGCTTCAAATAGTTTATCGCACTTATTACAATCCCAGCAATCAAACTTGCAGTTCTTGATAAACTGCCTCCATGCTTGAATTGGCTTACCTGCTAGGTTCTTATCATTAATATATTCATTAAACTCGTCAAAAAGAATTTCCTCACCACGAGAATAACGTTCAATAATATCCATTGTAGAATACATTTGAATAACAGATTCTCTACCATGCATTTTAAGAACATCAACATACTTAAACATCTCTTCCCAGTCTTCTCTCCATGGAGGAAGTGTAGCAGATTTTAAAGAAGAGGCAGGCTCAAGTACATCCCATTTTGGACAGGAGATTCTAGAGATTGGATCAGTAAAATACTGAGGACCATCTTTACGAGTATTATTAAATTGGAAGTGTTCATCCATTACTGGACAATTACCAAGACATCCCTCATTTGCTAGAAGAGCAATTCTTACACCATACTTTTCTTTTACTTGCCTAATACGTTCAAGGGTATCTGTGTCGCGCATTAAAGCACGGTCAATGTTGATGTAATGAAAGCCAGACTCTGCAGCTTTTGCTACCTGTCCAGCGTTATTAAGATTTCGTAGGATGGTATTCTTGATAAGAAGTTCAGGGAACTCTTTTTGAATCTTACCAGTCAACACCCAGTGAGTGTGCGGTAGTGTACATGAACGAACACCACGCTCATATAATGGTTTAAAATTTTCAATCCACAAATCTAAATTAGTTTGATCAGGTCTGACCTCTAAATTATTAAATGTAGCTGAAACTTTAACTCCAGTTTCATTTTGAATATACAGTGCATTTTCAATAAGATCTTGGGGATCGTTAATAAAAACATCACCCATAGCATCTTGTTCAAAAGGTGCTATTCTACAAGTGAAATAAACGTCATAGATTAAATTTCTATGACGTTTAATGAATTGTATAAACTCGTTAAACTGACTCTGGTTTAACTTTGGATTGTATGGTATGCTGAACATCTTTTAAAAACTCAGTGGCTAATAATTTATCGGTAACTTTTGGTACATCAAATTTAGGAAGATGTTCTTTATTTTCTAATAATCCTTGGCTAACAGCAGCACTAATTTGGCTTAAACCACCAAGTAGACGCTCATTATATTGAAGCGTAGTTGCTAATGTTAGAATTTGATCTTCTTCTGGCATCATTGCAATACTATCCATATTACCAGTACCAATACGACCATAAGAAATCATATCCATGGCAGCCTGTTTTGCCATGCGTGTAACCCAGTATTGTCTTTCTTCTTCTTCATCATAACTGAATGCTTTATTTAAAAGCTCTTCATTATCACCAGCAATATCTTTCACCTGTTTAAT